GCAGGCCATATACTTTTATCATATGTTTCACAAAAATACTTTTGGCAATTCGTTAGTGCTTTATCTAGACTATGAACTGTTCTACCGTTCTCAATATCGCCTATAAATGTTACGGTTAAGTCCTCTATACGCCCAAAATGTTTATATATTGTATAAAGATCTAACAACGTCTGCGTAGGATGCTCGCCGTTTCCGTCACCAGCATTAATAACCGGGACACTACTAACTAGACTTGCCCTGTGCGCTTCTCCTGCTATTTTAGAACGCAACACAATAACATCAGCATACGTACCTACAGTTCTAATAGTATCCTCTAAGTTTTCTCCTTTACTAACAGAACTATAGTTAACATCATTAATTGATATTACTTGTCCGCCCATGCGAAACATAGCACTAGCAAAACTACTGCTTGTTCTTGTACTAGGTTCGTAAAATAAATTACATAATACCTTAGGATGACGGTATTGCGGAGGGCCGTGTGCCTCAATTTGCTGTGATTTTTCTAGTAATAAAGGGATATCTGCGTCTGTGATGCTGATTAGGTGTTTCAATACAATTCCTCTATTATTAACTACATTATACTACACAGCGAATAACTGTCAACCTTAACCAAAGCGATAAATACAATAAAGGGATTTAACTATGCCTAGATTATCACTCTGGAAGCCTGTTAAAGGAAATGATTATAAGTTTATTGACCGAATTGTTGGTGAGCATATCTACGCAGGTGGCACAGGCGTATTTGTACACAAATATGTAGGTGTTTACGATCAAGGCGAAACAATTTTAGAAGATGGTACTGTAGAACAAGAAGATGTTACACAACCTAATTATGGTAAAAGAAAGTCTACAGAAAATATTGTTGCTGAAACAAAAATACAAGACCTGCTGTTTTTAGAAAACAGAGATCGCAAGTACGACGAGAATGTTTACGATTTACGCGGTGTATATTCTCCTGCTGACAATGATTTTGACTTAACACAGTTTGGACTATTTCTTGCACAAGATAATATCTTCATGACATTTCACTTAAATGATACCATGACAATATTAGGTCGCAAAATTATGGCAGGTGATGTATTAGAATTGCCTCACTTACTTGACGACACCGGTTTAGATAATTCTGCAGGACCAATAAGAAAGTTTTATGTAGTCGAAGATGTAATAAGAGAAGCAGCCGGATTTGATGCAAATTGGTGGCCACACCTTGTTCGTGTTAAATGTAATGCACTAGTTGATACAATGGAATATCGAGATATCCTAGGCGATGGTGACGAAGCAACCGATCTAAAACATATCCTAAGTACATATAATAACGAACTTGAAATTAGCGAAGCAATATTAGAACAAGGCGAAAACGAGGTTCCTAAGCATGGCTTCGAAGGTGGACATATTTTCATTGACGAGGAAACACATAAACCATCTGTGTGGACAGCAGATGCAACACCGCCTAACGGTGCATCAGTAGTAGGAAGTGGCGAAACGTTTCCACAAAACCCATCAGAAGGTGCATATTTCTTAAGAACAGATTTTAATCCACACAGACTGTTTATTAGAAAAGGCGAACTATGGATCAAGGTCGAGGATGACACACGGAATGTATGGAGAGCCGCTAACACAATACTTACAACCTTTATTGAAAATACCGATTCAACAGTTGACAGAAATACAAACACAACTGTATCTTCAAAACAAGGTTTAAGTAGAGCAATAAAACCCAAAACGGATTTTTAAAGAGATAGAATATGGCAAGTAGATATAGAGAAGCAGGTTATTTTTACGACGAACAGTTTCGTAGATATATTCTACAATTCATGCGGTTGTTTGGCGGCTTACTAGTTAAAACCGGTAAGGGTAAAGATGGCGTAGAAAAGTTTATTAAAGTTCCATGCAGATATGCAGACATGCAACGCATGGTAGGGCATATTTTAAGAAACAACAGCGAGAATGTTGTTAATTCTTGTCCATTCATTACTTCGCATATCTTAACAGTACAACCTGACAGATCTAGAACATTAGATCCTTTATACGTTGACAAACAACAAATTATAGAGCGAGAGTTTGATCCAGAAACTGGAAAATATACTAACAAAGTAGGCAATAGATATAGCGTAGAAAGAATAATGCCCACTCCGTATACGTTAACTATGCAAGTAGATGTATGGACAAGCAATGCTGATCAAAAATTACAACTAATGGAACAAATAATGGTCTTGTTTAACCCATCAATTGAACTGCAAAGTAGCACAAACATACTTGACTGGACATCGCTTGTTGTTGTTGAACTAACGGACATTAGTTGGAGTTCTCGCGGCGTACCGCAAGGTATAGATTCTGCAATTGATATCGCATCTATGACATTTACTATGCCAGTTTGGATTAGTCCTCCTGCAAAAGTATATCAACAACGTGTTATTAATCAGATTACAAATAAAATTAACGACTACCCCGAAGACTTTGATCCGGATGCTTACGACTTCTTTGGTACACAAGACTTCCTAACACGCGATATTATTACACCGAGCAATGCCTCAATTAATGTTTCCAATGGACAAATAAAATTACTAAATCATGCTGGTATAAATGACCGCGGCGACGGTAAAGAATTAAGTTGGGTAGATTATTTAGAACCATATGGTGGTTTAAAAGAAGGCGTAACGCAAGTTAGATTACGTCTTAATCAGGATCCAGAACTTCAGACAAACCCAGACGATATTATTGGAACTATTACAACAACAGGAACTGGAAATGTTGTAGACTACACCGTTGACACTGATACATTGCCAGGAACAGATTTTACAGTTAATGCAATTATTAACCCACACGCAAGTTATCCCGGCGATGGCACATTACCGGCTGCTACAACAAATCAAAGATATTTAATCCTAGACGACATTGGCGCACCCGGTGTTGAAAACGAAACGCAAGCATGGGGTAACTTAGTAGCAAACACAAATGATATTATTCAATTTAATGGAAGTAATTGGGTGGTATTTTTTGATTCATCAGCAACAGAGGAAATCACTTACATACAAAATAACTACACCGGAGACCAATTTAAATGGAACGGAACACAATGGCTAGACTCGTACCAGGGGAGGTATTACCCAGGGTTCTGGCGGATAGTGATGTAAAAAAAGAAGTACAAACGCTTGTACAATGCTTGTGCGGTAAAGAGATGTTTACAAATAAAAGCGGCAAATGGTTTTGTAAATCATGTAAATATACATATACACCTAAAAAAGTATAGTATATTATAATGATAAAAGCAGTAGGCACTATTTTTTTAAGCCTAAAAACTAATCGTATACTCTTAGGCTTACGATCCGAAGACAGTTCTCACCCACTAACGTGGAGTTTCTTTGGCGGAAAAGTTGAAGAGGGAGAAACCCTAGGTAGTGCGTTAGAACGAGAACTCAAAGAAGAATTAATAAACTTTCCTAAAATTATTAAAACTATTCCTTTAGATAATTTTGTTAGCAACGACGACGGTTTTAACTATGCTAGTTTTGTAAGTATTATTAATAACGAATTTCACCCAGAACTAAACGATGAACACGTAGGTTATGCGTGGGTTAATATTGGTGCATGGCCAAAACCTTTGCATGCCGGCACTAAATTAATCTTGCAAAATAAGAATAATATAAAGAAACTTGATTTAATTATCAATAGAAGAAATACTAAGTAAACTGCTCACCAAATGGGTCAAATTCTATTCCGCACTTCTGTGCACAAACCCCCAATTTACCTTGCTCTAAACTGTTCAAAGACCAACTGTTTGTAATATCCTGTAGCAAGCCACTGTTATTAATAACATCCCCTAAATTGTTGTTAATTACATCTATACCTTCTTTACCGCCTGCACGATCAATAAAATCCCATATCTGCTCAACCCTAAAATCTTTATGCCACCATTTGTACATGCGTCCGGCAGTCCAGCAACACGGCATAAGAAGTCCTTCGGCTGTTATAAAAATACTCTTATCCTCGTTAGCAACTTTACATTTTATTTGACAAGTATTATAATAATCTAACATACTACCATAAGTTTTGATTATTTCTTCTTGCTTTAGTAATGCTCTATTTTTATATTCTTCTTTAGTAGGTTTTGTTAAGTTTTGTGTTTCCTGCCCTTTGCGGTTTACTGACTGATGTTCTTCTTTTGCTTGGCTTGTAGCACTACTAATAAATCTTCCCGTTTTCTTTTTGGTAAACTTCTCAAAGCCTATTTCGTTAGCAAGCGCCTCTGCTTCTTCTACTTGATGTTCATTGTGTTCAAATATTAAAAAGTCCCATCGTGCTCTACCACCGGCTCCTACAAATGCTCGCATACTACGTTCAACTATATCCCAATTTACATTTTGTCTGTATAAATGGTTTGTATCTCGTAACCCATCAACACTAAAAATAACTGTGCCCATGCGCCCGTATATCTCGGCAAGACGCTCCCACCATTCTGGTTCTCTAGCACCCGCATTAGTGTTCATACTTAACCACATATTTGGATTGTGTTTTCTAAAATACTCAAATACTTCAAGTGTATCTTTAGCAACAATAGGATCGCCTAAGTTACCGCACATATACATGGTTTTTAATTGCTGTACAAACGGGACACTAAAAATCTTCTGCACATCTCCAATTGATAGTTCTGCATCTGTCATATGGGGGTTGTCGGCTCCGCCGTTCATGTTACGATCACACATAGGGCAAGCTGCTTGGCAACGTTGTGTAATTTCTAAATGTACTGTTCTAATCTCATCATAGGTATACATTAACGATATCCTATTAACATATATCTATTATATTTTTCGAGATTTAATACACCCTCATATAAAACATTAGTAAGCGGAGCCATTCGTTTAAACTCGTCAATATCATTTACGCAATTCACG